GAGCGGGTGGCCACCATGAGTGCGGTGGTCAGCGGCAGAAGTTTCAGACGCACGTCATGGCCGAGGTCGAGCCATTGCGGTTCGGGGGAGAGTTCAATCCGGATCATCAGTAGCTCGCGATGTTGTTGACGAGAACGGCGGTGCACATGCGTGCGGGGCTGCTGGCCAAAGCCGCTTGCCAGTCAAAGCTGGCCTGGACGCCCTTTGGGCCTTTGATCTCGATCCTTGGCCGAGGCAGATAGACCGCATGGGCGGTCAGGGTCAGGCTTTCGCCACTCGGCAGGACATAGGAGAACTCCAGCGCGGCGGCCGTGCCGTTGATCGCTTGGGTCAAAAGCGTGGTGTCGGCGAAGCGCACCTCGATTTTGCCCGTCAGCGCCGCGATGGTTGGATCCGCGCCGTCGATCTTCCCATCTGAACGGATGGTCTCGATCCGGTCGAGGTTGTTGGCATATGTGAGATCGGCCGAGACGATATTGCCCAGCGCCAACCCATCCCGTTTGACCGCCCCATTGAAATGGCCGAACCGCTTCAGAGCGATGGCGGCAGGTGTGCCTGCAGCTGTGGCACCCGCAACCGCTTCGCCCTGTGCCACCAGCATCGCCTTGGCCCCGAGAAGGCCAGACCGCTCCATTTGCCAAGACAGGGAATCCAGGACGCACCCAGAATACATAGCAAAGCGTGGTACCTCCGGCATCGCGACTTCGATTGACATGCTGGGCAGGGTCCAACTGCCCGACATGAAGGTGTGGGCGTTCAGGCCGCTAGTCAGGGTCGCCGCCGACACCGTGCCGTTGGAGGCTGGGGTGGTCGAGGCGGCCAGCGTGAAGGCATTCCCGGTGCTGCCGAGGACATCGAACACCATGGTCAGTGCCGTCGCCGTGCCGGTGTAGGTCGCCAACGCCACACCGGCGACGACGCTGGCGTTCAGCGCCACGGCCAGCGCGGTCATGGTCGCGGCGAGGTTGGCGCCGAGGTTGACCTGGTTGCCCGTCGCGCCGGAGGCCACGAAGGTGAAGGCCGTGCCGTTGATCGTCAGCGTGCTGTTGACAGCGGGCTGGGCGGAGAAGGTGATCGCGCCGGTTGCCGCGACGGTGCCTGCTGTCGTGGGCGCTCCGAACGCCGCCTTCAGCCAGAAGCCGAAACCCACCGCATCAATAGGCACCTCGACGTCACCGTCGGTAGTGATCGCATCCAGCAAAGGCGCACGGGGATCGCGGCCGTAGCCCAGAAGCTCCGAGGCCAACAAAGGCTGCTCGGCCGCAAGTGATGAGGTGATGAAGGGCATCTGTGTGAATCCGGCCCCCGGTGGGGTGCCGTAGACCGTCTCGAACGCAAGCGCCATCTGCGCCCGCGCTCCTTGTGCGCGTGCCATGTCAGTGTCCTTTTGTGAGGGAAATCAGATCAGTGAGTCGGGAGTGGCGTAGTGCAGCACCACGGTGATTACTGCCGCCTTCAGGGCCGCAGCTCCTTCGATAGGCAGATCGACCGGCTCCGGCGCTTCCGCCTCGACCCAGTCGCAAAGACTGCCCAGAGTGCGGTCAGCAGCCAGCGCCATGCCAATTTCCGCCGCCAGCGCATCAAACAGGGCATCCCGCCCGGTCCCTGCTTGGATCACCACCTCCAGTTCCGCCCGATGCTCGTAGAAATAAGTCAGCGGCGACAGGGTCACTTCCGGCTCGCCGGGCTTACCATCGCGCAGGATGATCAGGCCGGTGGCCGGGATGCGTTCAGGTAGCACATCCCCGCGCAGCACTGGAGCAGCAAGGGCTTGCAGCAGCGCGTGAAGGGCGGCAAGGATGGTTTCGCGTTTGCTGGCCAATTCTGGTCCCCTTCAGATTTGTGACTTCTGACTCGCGTGCCGATGTGCTAGAGGTAATACCTCTGAATACTTGTGCGGAGCATGCCATGAATGCCATACGCCCGGTTGCGATCAAGCTGGATCAGGACACCCGCGACCGCCTCAAGCGGCTTGCTGATGCCAAGGACCGCTCGACGCATTGGATGTTGCGCGAGGCTGTTTCGCAGTTCCTTGAACGCGAGGAAAAGCGGGAAGCCTTTCGCCAGGCCGGGTTGCAGGCGTGGTCCGAATACCAGGCGACCGGCCAGCATGTGACACATGCTGAGGCCGATGCGTGGCTTGCAAAGCTGGAAGCGGGCGAAGACGCGACTGTTCCTGAATGCCACGGCTGATCTGGTCCCCCGAAGCGCTGCGGGATGTTGAACGCCTCTATCATTTCCTTGCCGAAAAGAATCCTGACGCAGCCCGTCGCGCTGCCAAAGCCATTCGCGAGGGCATGAATATCCTTGCCGACCAGCCAGGTGTCGGGCGTCCCGTCGAGGACCTGGATCCGGAGTTTCGCGAGTGGTTCATCACCTTCGGCGACAGCGGATATGTATCACTCTACCGATTTGACGGCGAAACGGCGGTGGTCCTGGCGGTTCGGCATCAACGCGAAGCCGGATATTGATGCCGCAACATGAAGATCAGAGATGATCCTCAACCCAGTTGCGCACGATGCTGCCCGGTATGGCTGCCTGCGCCCGCTCGGCGTCCCTTGCGAGATCCAGACGCTTCGGCAGTTTGACCTGTCGCACCAGCAGAAAGATCGGAGCTGTCACTTGGCCACGCCCGCTTTTCGATTTCGAGACGGCCGCCTGGCCCCGCGTGCTCAGCCGCACGGCATCGGCGACCAGCAGGCTCGGGCCCCGGCTGCGATAGACGAAGCGCAGGCGCAGGCCGGTCTTTTGCTCCCACATGCCCGGCGTGATCCGTTTGCCGCCCATGGCTTTGCCTGCGGCGGGCAGCGGGATTGTCAGCCAGAAGCCACTGACCGAGCGGATCAGTGGCCCGGTGTCGTGCGCGCCGATGATGACCGGTGCGTTGGACCAGACGAGGGCTGCGGCATCCAGACTGTTGCGCCCCTTCGGATAGATCTGTGATCGCATGGTGTTGGCGAGGCGCTGGCCCAAGCCAGCGCCCGTGATCTGACCTCGCCAGGCGGATTTCAGGCTGGCACCTGCCTGAGCCATTGTGACTGACACAGCCTTCTGGCCCGCAGCGACTTCGGCACGCATCAGTGCCACGAGGTCGGGGGTGAAACGGACTTCGATCTTCATGCCTTCCTCGTGTTCAGCGTCCAGATCAGCCGTTCGCGGTCCAGTTTGGGTTCACCCTGAAGGGTGAAGGTTTCGGCCCCGATCAGGATTACATCGCCCGGCGCGGGCGTCGGCATGTTGGCAACGCGGGCGTCGAGCATGGTGGTTTCCGACAGGACGCGCCCAGCGCCAAAGGGCGTGATCTCGTCGGGCGCCTTGCGGATGACCCGGACGACGACGCCGGGACCGGCGCCGCCCGCAAACCATAGGGCATCCACCGCCATGTTGGGATCTACAAAGATTGCGTTCATGGCGGTGGCGAAGGCTTTCATGACTCTGACTCCGATCAGTTGGAGGTGAACAGCCGGATCGCCAGTCGCGGCCGCTTGTTGACGGGCAGGATCGAGGCCTCGGTCATCAGGTCGATCCAGCGGCCCTTCTCGTCGAGGTGCTGGCGGGCATAAAGCGGCAAGCCGATGGTGTTGGCGGCCTCCAGCAGGTTTGCCGGTCCGCCATAGGTCGTGAAGGTGTCGAAGGTGCCGATCGGGAAGGCCACGCCTTCGCCCGCAGGCAGGAACCGCTCGGCCGTGCCGGTCGAAAGCGTGGCACTGCCGGTATATTCCTCGAACAGGATCCCCGCGAAGGGAAAAGCGCGGCGGACATCCTCGCGCAAGGGCTGACCGCCGGTGGCCGAATAGAACTTGTAGGCGTCCTCCGTCTTGGGGTGGCTGATCAGCTTGTCGAAGAATTCCGGGCTGACCAGCGCATGGGCCCGCACCATGCTTTCGCCGAGAAGATTGTCCTCGATGGCGCGCAGGGTGTCGCGGACCTTGCCTTGCACATTGGTGCCAGCCGTGCCGAAGACGAAGTCGACGGAGATCTGCGTCAGACCGAATTCGGTGAAGTAGTTGTAGAGCGTGGTGCCCGCGCCATCCTTCACGATGCCCCGAAGCGCGTTCATCTCCATGTATTCGCGGGTCTGGGCATGCTTGCGGCGCATGAGCTGCAACTTGCGCGACATCACCTCGACCAGCGGATCGGCGGCGTCGGACACGCCCAGCGCAGGTTGCCCCTGGATGTCGGAGGGCAAGATGACATCGTCATGCGGGATCCAGGGCAAGGCGAAGCTGCGCATCGACCGGCCCTCGCGTGTGCCGACCGTCGCAGGGGCACCCAGCGGCACCGAGGGCAGCAGGCTGAGCACGCCCTGGTATTGCTCGATGACGATGCTGCGCTGGGTCACGCCTTCGAAGCGGAAGAGGCCGATCTGGCCTAGGCGGGTGTAGAGGTTGGGCAGGATGTTGATGGCTTGGGTCATTTCGGCCAGCGAATAGCCGCCGACGTCAAAAGGGTTGCGGATGATGGCGTTCATGGTGAGCTCCGGGGATGTGGGGGGAGGAAAGGATGGCGAGATGCGCAACGCGGAAGTGCGTGGCCTCAGCCCATCAGGCGCTGTCGCGGGGAATGATGCCGACAGCGGCGAGTTGGCCGAGCTTGGTGGTGATCTTGGCGCCGTCGTTGACGGTGGCGTCGTAGGCCAGCGCCGACCGGGAGACGATCGCAGGACCGCGCGCGACGACAATCCCCTGCGCATCCGCCAGGGTCGCATCGACGGCATAGAGCAGCACCGCGACGGCAGTCTGGGCGCCGTCGGTGCCGCCGCTGGTTGCCAGCTTGTACTTGCCGCTGGCAGTGATCTTTCCGAGAACCGACCCCACCGGATAGGGCATGCCGACCAGAAGTGTGATCGTGTCGCGGGCATAGTTAGGGTTCACCTCATATTTGAGGACATCGCCAAGGCTCGGGAGTTTGGTAAAGACATTCATTTCGGGATCCTTTGTGGGTCAGGGGTTCAGGTAGACTTGGCCGCGGCGCGCTTCACGGCTGCGACCAGCGGACTTTCCGGGGCGGCGGATTTCGGAGGCGGGACGACGGTGATGGCGGCGGCATCGCTGTGCGCGGCCAACTGGTTCAGGACCGAGGCGCGCAGCGCATCCGGCGCCACGCCCTTAGTCACGGCCTCGGCCAGATCGATGGCCAGGCCAAGCCGGGCAGCTTGGGCGGCAATGGTGGCCAGTTCCGCCGCCTCGGTGCGCGCACGGGAGACGGCGGCTGCCGCGGCTGCCTCACCAGTTTCGGTCGGGGCAGGTGCGGGCGGCGCGGCCGGGGTTTCTGGCAGGGACGTCGGCGCGGGCCGCTCTTCGGTCTCATCGGAGGGGTCTTCATTTGTGGTGGTAGCGTCGGGTTTCATCGACAACTCCTTTGGCGGTTGGGATTGGGCTGAACGGCGTGGCAGGACGCTTCGGGTCGGGCCTCGGCTGTTCACCAGGGCTACGAAGGCGGCAAAGGCGGAAGCTGGATCCGAGACCTCGTCGGCGAGCCCGATCGCGACAGCCTCCGCGCCGCGATAACACTCGGCCTCGGTGGCCAGCGCCGCCGCCGCCGTCAGACGACGACCGCGCCCAGCGCCGACGGTTTCGGCAAAGAGGCCCCTGATCGCGTCAATCTCGCCTTGAATGCGCGCCCGCACCGCATCAGGTAGGGGTTCATAGGGATTGCCGTCGACCTTGTGCGCGCCGGAATGGACCAGCGTGACGGTGACACCGGCATCGGAGAGCTGGCCACTGAGGTCGGCGTGCATCACGACAACGCCGATACTGCCGACCGCGCCGGTGCGCGGCAGGATGATGCGGTCAGCCTGGCTTGCCAGCGCATAACCCGCCGAGAAGGCGTGTTCGGCGACAAAGGCCCAGACTGGCACGGCAGTCCGTGCGGCACGGATCGCGTCCGCGAGGTCGAACACCCCGGCGACTTCGCCGCCAAAACTGTCGATCTCCAGCGCAATGCCACGCACCAGTGGATCGGAGGCGGCCGCGGCCAATTGCGCGGAAATGCCCTCGTAGGAGGTTTGGCCGGAGGACTGTCCGATCTAGGCGCCGCGATGCACCAGCACGCCAGAGATTTCGATCACGGCGACGCCGTCCACGAGCGCGTAGGGCGCCAGACCGTTCCGCTGGACCTGTTCGGCCAGGTCGCCGGTCAAGATCCCTGCCCGAGCGGGAAGGGTCGCACGCGTGAGATCCTCGGGTGAGACATCAATCCCGGCTAGCCGCAACTGCCGCCCAGTGACGCGAGGCCCCAGCCCCGAGAGAAACGCTATGGCCTTGGCGGGTTCGACCAAGAGCGGCGTGTTGAAGGTGCGTTGTGCAATCTGGGCATGGAACATCAATTGCCCTCCTGTGGGGATGCTATAGGCGTGGGGCCCTCCGTCGCATCGGCTGGACCCGTTTCGTCCGCATTGGGATCGGTGACGTTTCCGTCGTTGGCCCCGGGTCCCTGCGCGGGCGATCCCGGCCGCCGGAAGTCTAAACCCAACCGCTTCTCGCGGTCGCGGTCGCGGGCGATCTCCGCATCGACCTGCTCGGCGTCATAACCCCGCTCTGCGATGGCTTGGGTGCGGGATTTCAGCCCGGCCTCGATCTGGGCAATCTCGGCGTTGGCGTCCTTCAGGGGATCGACCCAATCCCACTTGGTGGGGAGCCAGTTGCAGGCGAGATACTCGGCGCGACGGCGGTCATAGCCCGGAAGGCGCAACGTCCCGGCCAAAACCGCAGTGTCCATGAACCGCGCCCAGACCGGCCGGCACATCTGGAACACCATCACCGAATGCTGCCAGGCCGACACCCTGCGGCGAAACTCGATCAGCGAAAGCCGGGAATTCGAGAAGTTGCCCTTGGCACCGTCATTGCTGAGATACCCGTAAGGGATGCCCAGCGCCGCTGAGATTTGCAGCAGGGTGCGGTACTGGAATGGCTCATAGGTCGCGCCGGAATCAGCCGGTGCGCTGACGGTCACATCCTCGCCGGGATCGAGACGGACCACCTGGCCCGGGGCGACCTCATATTCCTCGTCGGGCGGGGCAAGCGGATTGTCCGGTACAGGCGATGTGACGAACATCGCATACATCGCCGCGACCTTTTTGCGGTCCAACTCTGCGTCGTCATACTGATCGATCAGGAACAGCTTCACGATGGCGGGTGCGAACCGCGAGACGCCGCGCAATTGTCCCGCCTCCACCGGGTCAATGATGTGCAAGACCTCAGAGGCCGGAACCCGGACGGTTTCACCCGACAACCCCGGATCAGTGCTGTCGCCCGGGTGACGGCGCAGGAAGTGGAAGGCGATGCGACGGCCGACCCGGTCAAACTCGATGCCCTGACGGATGATGTTGCCATTCACGTCCACCGCGTTGTGGTTGAGAGGCAGCATCTCCGAAGGAAGCATCTGGATCTGCAGCGGCACCGAGAGCCCATCCTCTGTGCGGCGGGGCCGAAAACGCAGGAATACCTCCCCGGTCATGAACATCTCGCGGGCCGCCCTGCGCTGCAGCCCATAGAAATCCGTCAGCCCCTCGGCATCGGCATCATCGGTCCAGGCCAGCCAGAGCCGCTGCACTGCATCTTTGCGGGAAGCCTGTTCAATGCTGGAATTCGGGCTGATGCCATCGCCCACGGTGTTGGCCGCCCAGCTTTCGATGGCGTTGGCGGCATAGCCGTTGTTGCGGACCAGCCAGCGCGCCCTCGCGTTCATCTCGGGCCCGGAGGCGGCGATCAGCGCATTGACATGGGCGCGCGAGGTGACAAAGCCCTTCAACCGGCGCTGACCAGAGGTGGCATCGAACCCGCCTGGCACGCCATAGCCACCGACCCATGCACCGAGTCGAGTCCGCCAGTTCTGCACGCCCATCGTCAAAGATCCTTGCTGGCAAAGGGCCGCGACACGCGCGACCGCGTGACAGTGGTGTCGGCCGCCGCGATGCGCCGTTCCAGATCGAAGATCGCCGTCGCAAGCTCGGCGTCTGAGCCATAGCTGATTTGGCGACCGTCGTAGGTGATCGAACGGACGCCGCCAAAGCGCATGCCCAGCAGGGCGCTGAGCAGCCCCTGCATTTCCGCCAGAGTCATTGTCGCTACCTCATGTATTTCGGGGTTACCGCGCCCGAACGGCGGCGGCGGGGTGTCAGCACGGTTCCAGCCGTCGGCGCGGTCGGTTCGATGACTTCAGGCGCGGGGATCACTTTGGTTGCCACGCCCGCTTGGGACTCCAGCGACCGCCATGTCGCCTCGTCCCAGCGGTCGGCGCCGAGGATCCACGCGGCGGCGCGGGCATAGACCCGGCAGTCCAAGGCCTCGTTTCTCTCGCGCATCTTCTGCCATTCCTGATGGCCGAAGCCGCGCTTGTTGCGGACCGTGACCATCTGTTCCGCGACCAGCTGCTTCAGCCATTCGGTGTCGGCCCAGCTGGGAAGGTGCATCGTGCCAGCCGCGTCGCAGACGCCCAGCGCCCGATCTTCATCGCTCGGCCGTTCCAACCGCAGGAAGCGGTAGGTTTCCGCCTTGAATGTCGAGACGGCGATGGTCCAGAGCCGGGCACCCCGGCGCAGCCGCTTGCCGCCAATCGTGGCGTCGACAAAGGTCGGCCCCGACACCGGCGTGGACCGGTTGAAGCTTTCCACACCCTTGATCGGTGTCACTTGGGCGTAACCGGCGGCGCGCGACCAAGCGTAAACTGCCGGGGCCTCGTAGCCGGTGTCGATGGCAAGTTTCGACAGCTGCATGACGGCGCCGCTTTCGTGCGACCAAGTCCGCCCCAGCAAAGCCGTCAACTTGTCCCACGCGCCCGGATCCTCCGGACCGCCCGCGATGACGATGTGCTCGACCAGCCAGCTCTCCAAACCCCGACCCCAGGCCCAGACGTCGATCTCGATCCGGTCCTTCTGCACATCGGCCCCGGCGGTCAGAAACAGACCCAAATGGGGGACGGTGGCGGTGAAGACCTCGCGGCGATCCGCCAGGCGTTGCCACTCGGGCGCATCGCCGCTTTCGACCCATGTTTCGCCAAGCAGAGTATTGCGTGCGGCGCGCAGCATTTCGTCCGAGCCTTGGGCCGCGAGCCAGTCCCGCGCGATCTGGGCCCAGCTTTTCCACCCCATTGGTGAATAGAGCGCCGAGATGTGGAAGCCTATTGAGTGCGGATCGACGGAAATCGCCGTCGCCCGCCATTCGCCCTGCTCCAGCATCAGCGTCTTGTGATGCTCCGCGATGGATTTCTCGCAGCTTTCACAATGATAGGCCGCCGTTTCAGGCTGGCCCTTGTCCCACCGCAAGCGGTCGAATTGCAGCCATTGCATCGCCCCGCAATGCGGGCAGGGCACGAAGTACCGCCGCTGATCACTGGCCTCGAATTCCCGCTCGATCCGGCTCAACCCCCGGATTGTGGGGGTCGAGACCATGAACACCTTGCGCCGGTGCGAGAAGGTCGTGGTGCGCGCTTCTGCCAGCGTGACCGGGTCGCCTTCTTCGTCAGCGGAAGCCGGATAGGCATCGACCTCGTCGAGGAAAATGTAGCGCGCGGGCATCGACCGCAGACCAGTGGCGCTGTTGGCACCGGTCAGCACCAGAATGCCACCCGGGAATTCTTTCGACAGCATCGAGTTGCCAGCATCCCGCGACCGCGCCGGATTGACCCGTTCGCGCAAGGCCGGGCTGTCCGCGATCAGCGGATCAAGCCGCCCGCGCGACGTGCGTTTGGCCATTTCCACCGTCGGCAGCACCGCCAGCATCGGGCCCGGCGCATGGTGGATTACGAAGCCGATCCAGTTGTTGCCCGCTTCCGTCGCGCCGACCTGCGCCGCCTTCATGAAGCTGATGCGCTGAGCCGGATGGCGCGGCGACAGCGCATCCATGATTTCGCGCAGGTAAGGCGTCCGCGCTGTCCGGTATCGCCCCGGCTCGGCGCTGGCACGTGAGGACAGCCAGCGATGTTGGTCTGCCCATTCCGACACCGTCAGGTCCGGGTCGGGCCGCATGCCCCGGCGCCAGGTGCGCAGAATGTCTTCCGCGCCGTCAAAGCCAAGGTCGAGGTCGGCAGTCAGGTCGTCGTCTTCACCCCAGGGAGACGCGGAGGTCGGCGAGGGCTGCGAGCTGTTCTCTGACATGGGTTTCCAGCACCCTTTGCAGGATCGCGGCCTCGATCATCACGGGCTTGGTCGTTTTTTTTTCCACCTCCGCTGCCACTTCGGCCGCCATCAGCGCAGCCACCCGGGCGGGCCATGTCACCCAGACATCTCGTTCCTGCCGCGCAAGGCGGAACACCAGCGCCTCCGCCCGTGCCCTGTCGACCAGCGTGCCCTTCTTCTTCTGGATCGCCAACTGGCGTTCCTGCGCCTGGTAAACGGTCAGGGCGGTGCGGGCCTTCAGATAGGATGAACTGTCGGCGGGCCCCGAAAAGCCACTGTCGCTGCCACCCGTGCTGCGTCGCTGCTGGTCCGGGTCAGTCATCTCTGACCGGCGCGCATCTGACGCGGCCGCATTGATCGATCCATCGCCGAAAACCACCAGCCGCCCGGCCTTGCGGGCCTTCTGGATCGCCCCGCGCGACAGCCCGGAATGGCTGGAGTATTCCCGCTCGCTCATCCCGCTCATTCGGCCCGACACCTCGCCTAAAGCAATGAAAT